ATCTGCTACGCGTTTTCGGTGCCGCCGCAATGGGCGGTGAAGCTGATGAACCGCGCAACGGCGGACAATCAATCCGCCCAGGCGGAGGACGAGGGCCTCGAGCCGACCAAGGAGTGGGTCAAGGATCTCATCGACGAAATCATCGCCGAAGAATTTGACTCGCCCGATCTGGAGCTCGCCTGGCTCGATGAGGACGAAGCTGATCCGGAGGGCGCCGCCGGGCCCGACTCTGGGTTCCGATAAATCCAAGTAAAGGAAAACGTCGCGCGCAGGCCGAGCGCAATGCGCTCCAGGCGCAATCCCGCAGCCCAGCGATTCACGAGGAGAATCCAATGGACGATATGCAAATCTTCATCCCCATCACCAAGGTCGATGCAGCCAGGCGTCTGGTCTATGGTGTCGTCACCGCGGAGACGCCGGATATCACTGGCGAAGTCTGCGATTACGAGTCGACCAAGCCGCTTTATCAGAAATGGTCACAAAAATTCGCCGACGCGACGGAGGGCAAGAGCTTCGGCAACCTGCGTGCCATGCATTCCAACATCGCCGCCGGCAAGCTGGTCGACATCGCCTTCAACGACGCGGCGAAGCGGATCGAGATCTGCGGCAAGGTGGTCGACGATGGCGAATGGCAGAAGGTGGAGGAGGGGGTTTACACCGGCTTCTCCCAGGGCGGCCGCTATCTGAAGCGCTGGCCGGATCCCGACGAGCCCAAACTCATGCGCTACACCGCGGAACCGGTGGAGGTGTCGCTGGTCGATCACCCCTGTCTGCCTGAAGCGACCTTCGCCGTGGTCAAGGCCGATGGCTCGACCGAGCTGCGCAAATTCAAAGTCGACGGGGCGAAGGACGCGGCGGACGTGCTCGGTAAAATTGGCGCGCGGCATTCGAAGGCCGACAAGGCGCGCATCAAACAAAGCCACGATCTGCTCGTTGCGCTCGATCCGGATTGCTGCTCCGGCGCGCATATCCCTGGAGCGAATGTCGAACCGCAGCCGGAATTTTCGCCGCAGGCCGGCGAGCACGGCGATGCGTTCGACGACGGCGGCGAGTCGGAAAAACTTGCCAAGAGCCTTGAACGCTCGCTGCAGCAAACTTTGGCCAAGGCGCTCGGTGGCCTGCAGACACGCATGGACGAACTCGCCGTGCGGCTGAAAAAGATCGAGGACCAGCCGCTGCCGCTCGGTACCAGTTCGGTGCGCGTCGCCGAGAAAGTCGAGGACGCGATCTTTCCGCAGCAACCGGAAGCGCTGCTCGACCGGCCGGGTGCGCTGGAAGCGCTGGCCGACGCCGCCATCCGCAAGGCGCAGGCGCAGCCGATGCGCGCCATTCCGGGCTTTCGGCCCCGGCAGGGCTAAGTCGGTTTCTCCAATCGTCATTCCGGGGCGCGAGCGGTAGCTCGCGCGCCCGGAATCCATACCCACGGGTCAGCGAATATGGAGTCCGGACTTGCCGCTTTGCGGCAATCCGGAGTGACGGCTGAACTTTAACATCACCAACCAGACAGGAACGGAACCACGCCATGTATCAACAAAATCTTCCGCATATTCTGGCCAAGTCAGCGCTGCCGCGGACCATGCAGGATTACGATGCCGCGCTGTCGAGCGCATCGAGCTTTCTGCGCGAGATCGAGAAGGCGCATTCGCATCCGCTGCCGGGCGATCCGCTCGCCAAGAGCACGTTCTCGGAATCCTCGTCGCCGACTTCGGGCCTGACCTATTACGACCTCGAGACCGGGGCGAAGTTCGTCTATCCGCTGCTCACCCCGCTGCGCAACGAGATCCCGCGCGTTTCCGGCAAAGGCGGCATCCAGGCCAATTGGCGCGCGGTCACCGGCATCAACACCACGGGGCTGCGTATCGGCGTGTCCGGTGGCAATCGCGGCGGCGTGCAGGCGGTGTCGACGGCCGATTACAGCGCCGCCTACAAGGGGATCGGCATCGAAACCTCGGTCGACTTTGAAGCGCAATATGCCGGCATGGGCTTTGACGACGTGAAGGCGATCGGCGCCAAGGTCGGGCTCGAAGCCTGCATGCTCGGCGAGGAGCTCTTGATCCTCGGCGGCGACACGTCGGTAGCGCTCGGCACCACGCCGACGCCGTCGCTCGCGCCGTCCACGACCGGCGGCAGCCTCACTGCGTCCGCAAGTCCCTATAGCGTGATCTGCGTCGCGCTGACGCTTGACGGCGTCGTCAACGGCAGCGTCGCCGGCGGCATTCAAGGCGCGATCACGCGCAGCAATGCCGACGGCTCGTCGGATACATTCGGCGGCGGCGCGGCAGGCAAGTCGGCGAACGCCACCGCGTCTATCTCGTCCGGCACCACCGGGTCGATCGCCGCCACCGTGGCGGCAGTCCCAGGCACGCTCGGCTACGCGTGGTTCTGGGGCGCGGCGGGTTCGGAGGTGTTCGGCGCCATCACCACGATCAACTCGCTCGTCATCGCCGCGAACGCGACCGGCACGCAGACTGCGGCCTCGCTCGGCGGCAGCGACAATTCGACCAACGCGCTGGTGTTCGACGGCCTGTTGTATCAGGCGTTCAAGTCCGGCTCGAACGCCTATGTGAGTTACCTCGCGACCGGCACCGCCGGCACCGGTTCGACGCTCACCGGTGACGGCTCAGGCGGCATCGTCGAGGTCGACGCCGCACTGAAAAACCGCTGGGACAATTACCGGCTGTCGCCCGACACGATGTGGGTGTCATCGCAGGTCGCACAAAACCTTTCAGCGAAGATCCTGGCCGGGGGCGCAAACGCGGCGCAGCGCTTCGTGTTCGACGCCGACCAGGGCGCGCTCGGCGGCGGCGTCATGGTGCGCAGCTATCTCAACAAGTTCTCCATGGCGGGACCGAAGACGCTCGACATCCGCATTCATCCCAACATGCCGGCCGGCACCATCATGATGACATCGCGCACGTTGCCGTATCCGCTCTCCAACATCGGCAATGTCATGCAGGTCCGCACCCGGCAGGACTATTATCAGATCGAATGGCCGCCGCGCGCGCGCCGCTACGAGTCGGGCGTCTATGCCGACGAGGTGCTGCAGCATTATTTCCCGCCGTCGATGGCGGTGATCTCGAATATCGCGGCCGGCTAGTTCCTCCGCATTCTCTGCAAACCGCGCAAGGAATCCCATGAAACTCAAAGCGCCTCCGGGCGTCGGCGACCCGTGCGTCGCCGGCGTCCCCATCATGCTGCGCGATGGCCTCTATGACGTCGATGGGAGCGTTGGTGCGCTCTTGGTCGAGTGCTTCGGCTTCGTCGCAGTTGCGGGCGAAGCAAAGCAGAAGATCGCGACCGCCGCGCCGCGCCAGTCCGCACCGCTGCCGATGCTGCGGCATCCGGCATGGCGCGACCAGCCGGCTGCGAAGAAAACCTGAGAGGTCTGCGATCATGGCTGCCTCCGATCTCGCCGCTCTTGCCGACGTTAAAACCTGGCTCGCCGGCTCGAGCGGTATCGGTTCGACCGACGACGCCCTGCTGTCGCGCCTGATCACGGATGTGAGCGGCGCGATCACGGCCTATCTGGGCCGGCCGTCGCTCACGCCGCGAACGCTCACTGAAAGACTCGACGGTAGCGGCAGAAGCCGGCTGTTCCTGTCGCACTATCCGGTGCTGGAAATCGGTTCGCTCGCCATCGACAACCTGGCGGTTCCCGCAGCTGCGACGCCGGCGGCCGGTGCGCCGCACCCGTTCGGCTACCTGCTGGAGCCGTGGAACGGTCTGCCGCCGGGCCGGCCACAGGCGCTCGACCTGTTTGCGCTGTCGTTTCGCCGCGGCCGGCAGAACGTCGCCGCCAGCTATGCGGCCGGCTATGCGGTCGAGGCCGAGGCGGTGGCCGTGCCCGCGGCGCCGGGTCCATATAATGTATCGGCTGCGGCGCCGTTCGGGCCTTGGGCGAGCGACTTCGGCGTCACTTATGCCGGTGGCACAGGCCTTACGGCGGTCATCGGATCGCCCGGCGCCGGACAATATGATGTATCGGGCGGCGTCTATGGCTTCGCTGCCGCGGATGCCGGCGCTACCGTGCTGATTTCCTACGGCTTCATCCCCGCCGCGATCGACAATGCCTGCATCGAGTGGGTCGCCGAGCGCTACCGCTATCGTACTCGCATCGGGCAGAGCGCGCAGACCGTGGCGGGCCAGCAGACCGCCTCGTACAACCTCAAAGATATCCCGGATTTCATCCGCGCCTCGCTCGACCCGTATCGGAGCGTGGTGGCGGGGTAGGGGACGCTTACGGGAAAGAGCGGGACAAACGAGATGTTCGATCTGTCTCTGAACGATGCCGCTTTGCCTGCGTTCGCCACGCTGCCCGATCGCCTGCGCACAGCGCTCGCCGTCAAGGGCGCTGTGCTTGCCACGGAGCTGCTGGCGAGGATTCAACAAAAACTCTCTGGCGGCGTGCTCAATATGAAGAGCGGCGCGCTGGCAGGATCAATCGGCGTCGCGGTCGATGAAGAGTCCACAGGCATAGCGGTGCGCCTCTTCACCTCGCCTGGCGTGAAATACGCAGCCATCCACGAATTCGGCGGCACCATCCCGCCGCACCAGATCGTGCCCGACAAGGCGAGGGCGCTGGCGTTCCTGGTCGGCGGCAAGCAGGGCTTCGCCGCGGGCGTCAATCTGCCGGCGATCACGCTGCCGGAGCGCTCCTATATGCGATCTTCGCTGGCCGAGATGGCAGGCGAAATCCACGATGAGTTCGACGTGGCGGTCGTTGAAGCCATCCAATGATACGGCGATCGTAGGTCGTTAGCCGGCGATCGCAATCGTCTGTTGCATCAAACAAACTCTCAATAAGGCCTGATCGCATGCTTGCGATGCCGGGGATGCGCGCCTTCTCGCTTGCAGCCAAGCGAGGGAACGAGGGCGTGTCGTGCGATGCGAGTGGCGTGTTCGTCGGCGGCGTTCCCCTTCTGCGTCCTCCGAGCGCCGAACGGCGGTATTGGACCGTTCGCCCCGCTGCCGAGATCAACGAAGAGCTGACGGTTCGCTACGGCCTTCCGATCGATTTCGGATCAAAGGCAGGAGCAGTCTCGCTGATCGCGGCCGCCGCGCTTAATCGCGGCGATCTCGCCATAGCGTCGATCGCGGCTGTCCAGATGCAATTTCCCGATCCGCCGCCGCTCGGGAAAACCGGAGAGAGCCAGGATGAGGTCGTACGTCGCGCTCGAGAACTCGACCGCAGCGATCTCCTCAAATGTTTTTGGAATCCCGCTCAGCACCCGCGCGCCGGCGTGCCGCCAAATCCCGGCTGGTTCACCCTGGTGGGCGATAAGCCGGAGCATCTCGAGGTCATCCCCGGCAATTCGAACATCAATCCCGCGGATAAGCCTTGGGAGCCGCCGCCGGCTGAAGGGGAAGAAGGGGAATATGGACCTCGCGGCATCGTTGAGCTCCCGCTCCCAGGGGCGGGACCCCGTGCACCGTCGGCCGGGTCGCCAGGTCCAGTCGAGACTAAAACGGGCCCGAAGCCGCTTTCTGCTTACGGGTCAACATCCGCCTCATCTTCAGAGGAATCTCTGCCACCAAAGATCGGTTCATTCCCGGTGCCGGATGACCTAACTTACGGTACAACACCGTTCGGGAACTATGCTTACGACAAGACAGCCAAGCTCCTGGACGAGATGTATCGTGATGTCGAGTTCATCTTTAGAGTCGGCCCAGGGCAAAGGGGCATCGACGTGGAAGTTCCCGAAGACTTCATTTCAGTCGTCGGACACCAGTATCTCGAAATAAAGCCTCTCACTCCATCAGGTCAAAGATCGCTCAATCAGCAAATGGAGCGGTGGGGAGTCGGACCCGTTCAGGCACTCACTTACGATTCAGTTGGCAATCTGTATTACGGGTTTCGCAAATGAACGCAATGGACCTCTTACGGTCGCACAAATACGCTGAGGCGGTCACAGCGTGCAGGCAAGTACTTTCGGTAAATCCTGGCGATATTGCCGCTACTTCCATAATGGCGAGAGCCTTACGCGCGCTAGAGAGATACCAAGAAGCTCTTCCATTATTTGAACGCGTCGACGCGCACGAGAAAGGGAAGCCGAACATAACGCCAGGCCATCCGGGTCGGCAGATGGATATCTCATGTCTCTATTGGTTCATGGGAGATTGTTCAAAGGCAATGGCGCTGATGCGTGGTCTGGTCGACGGCATACTCGACGGATCGATTCAATACAGCACCGATGTCGCGGGAGGAATGACACAGGGCTTGCTGCTCTATTACATGGGCGCAAGTGCGAATCGGCCCAATCAAACGGCGTTTGCGCTGGATTACATGCGGAAGCGTCTAAATCGATTGAAGTCGTACCATGGATTAGATAGCTGGCCCGCCCCCGTCGCGCGCTACTACCTCGGGGAAATGTCGTTTGGCGAGCTTTTGGCAGCCGCCACCGGCCAACAAGATTTATCGCAGGCCATTGATGTTGCCCGCGGGGATCTTCTCCGCCGCCGGCATCTGTGCAAAGCGCTCTTTCATGACGGCGTCAAAAGCCGCGTTCAAGGCGCCGAAGGCCAATGCCTCACTCGGATGCGGGAGTGCTACGCCTTGGAGAATCCACTGATCGAGCATGAATGGTACGTTGCCCGATACGAGTGCGAGCAGGCGGCCGCGTAGACCGTGACCGGCTGGAAAGCAGCCTCGTACAGTCTGACGCCGGCGTCTCTGGGGAAGGTAGCCCGACACAAGTCCCTGCGCGCGGCGGGCGCCTCGGAAATGCAGCGACGCGCGCGCAGAATGCGGCCATTGCGGCTGAGCTCAAGGATCAGGGCTATACGATCACAGGCGGGGGAGGGGTAGACGACGAAGAGTATATTGAAGGAGCAGGGTCTGGCATTAAAGGTGGCACTTTCGTCGATATCACCGCCGTCAACGAAACAACCGGAAAAAAGCTGCGCGTTCAAACTGTTGATACTCTCGCCGATGGGACAACACCGACACCGAGAGAGCAAGCTGCTATAGCGAGGATTCTAAACGCTTTCCCCGACGATGAACTCTGGATAATTCCGAAAATGAAATTGCCATGACCAGACATCAAACCATGGGCCGCTATCAATTTATGTTCTACGCGACGGCACGAGATCTCACACCGGTGCTGTCCCTGCTGGAAGCTCAGAAGAAGCTCCAATACACGGCGATGCGTCACGTTGTGACCAATAAACCTCAGACTTATTTTTCGTATGCCGACATTCCGGAATTCGGACGAGCTGACGACGCGACCGCTGTAATGAATCCAAAATATCTTGTGGCGCTTCAAGGAACTGCGGTGCAAGTTGAAACCATTTATCCGAAGACTGGAGGAATTAATTTTGCTGTCAACCAAGGGCTGAATAAAGACACTGTTGGCTTACGTCCAGGGGGAATGTACGGCAATGACGTGCTCCTGTACGGAACGATCGGCACCGTTTCAGAGAGCAACGCGTCACTCCATCTCTACGATTTTATGGTCGAGCCTTATCTTGCCCGTTTTACGGAGGTGCATGGTTTTTTTCTTGGGCCAGAGGCGCTTGGCCTTTGGAAATCCGGCATAAGGCTGACGACCTCGGCGACTGGGCCCGGCGATTCCAATCTCAAAGCCTGAGCAACCGCAATTCGCGCAATAACTTCCGGTGTCTTCTATCCGCCTGGAGGCTCGCCCGTCCCGCTGCAGAGCGGGTATGACGGCCCAGCCGAACAAATGCCTCCAGGAAGCCCCGGCTTTAATGGTCTGACTCTGTCGCATGTGGAGGGCCACGCAGCAGCGCTGATGCGAGAGGAGGGGATTATGGAGGGGACGCTATACATCAATAATCCAAAGGTATGTGGAAGCTGCACGCGCTTACTGCCGACGATGCTGCCTTCAGGAGCGATCTTGAACGTAGTGCTTCCGGACGGCACTGTGATTCAATTTATGGGCATAGGACCATGATAGTTCGCTACGATAATGAGCAGGACGAACTCGACCCTATGAATCGAACAGTCATTGGTTCGAGCGCGCGGCTCTCAGAACTACTCGACGGTCGAAGAAACAACGCGCCTTTTTTCGTTAGACTTTCCGGCGACAACGGATTTGAAATCATGACTGGTATCGGGGGAAATGTTGGCTGTGTTCAATACAGTCGGAGCGACGGATCGCCTCCCTGTCTCATGGCTGTTTCATCTCGCCCGGTCATGAAGCGCGGTTGTGTTGAATTTCTAACGGCCAATACGCCTACACCAATCGCAGCGCGCTACATCATCAGTTTTGACGAAGTAAAGGCGATCGCCATTGACTTTCTCAAAGCCGGCGGGCGGAGCAACGTTGTGTCATGGCAGATACTAAATCCAAAAGCAGTCAGGGAAGATATTGAGCGGCAGTCCGATTCATAGATCGTCATCACGGCTGGGACCTCTCTCGCCGACTCCAATCTAAAAGCCTGAGCAACCGTAATTCGCGAAATCCGGCGGCACCATCCCGCCACACCAGATCGTGCCCGCCAGGGGGGCGCCGGCCTCCCTAGTCGGCGGCAAGCAAGCCTTCGCGGCGCTTGCCGTGTGCAAAGTGACAATAGAGCCCCATCATGCCCGCCATCACCCGTGAACAAATTTCCGTTGCCTTCTTCGATCTCATCGCCGGCGCTGCCGACTTCACCGCGACGAGCCGGCGCTTCGTGCATTGGGATCAGGTCAACGAAACGCAGATGCCGTTTCTGACCATGCTCAAGACCGGCGAAGTGCGCGGCCGGCAGGCCGAGGGGCTGCCGATGCTGACCATCAACGCCCATGTCTTCATATATATGTCGGCCGGGATGGATCCCGAGGACGTGCCCGATACCGCGATGAACGCGCTGCTGGATGCGGTCGATACCGCGGTCCTGCCGAGCGGCGCCGATGCGCTCGCCGGTAACCGGCAGACGCTTGGCGGCCTCGTTGCGCACTGTTATCCGCTCGGTCCGGTATTCGTCGATACCGGCGATACCGACGGCAAGGCGGTGGCCGCGATTCCGTTCCAGATTCTGGTGCCCTAGCGCGCCCACGCGCTGCCTCTAACGCGAATAGCGAGCGACGAGCGGCGAATAGGAAGGTGCTTCCTCCCATTCGCTACTCACGACCGCTATTCGCGCCTTTGCCACGCTCTCAGCACGGAGAACCACCATGACCCAATTCGCCTTCGGCAGCGGTACGCTGATCGGTAAACGTACCGATGTCACCGGCCAGCCGCCAGCGTTGCTCGGTACCTTGCAGGACGTATCGCTCGATTTCGACCGCAAGATCGAGACGCTGCTCGGCCAGTACAACATGGCGGTCGCCGCCGGCGGCGGCGAGTTCAAGATCACCGGCAAAGCCAAGTTCGCGCGCCTGCAGTCGACACAGATCAACAATCTGTTTCTCGGCCAGACGCTCACCGCCAGCAGCATGGTGGAGATGACGACCGGTGAGACCGATACCGTCGCGTCGGCGGCGGTGACAGTGGCCAATGGCGCGAATTTCGTCGAGGATCTCGGCGTGTTCTACGCCACGACCGGCGCGCAGCTCACCCCGGTCGCCGCCTCGCCGACGCAAGGGCAGTACATCGCGCCGTCCGGTAGTCCGGGTGCCTATACGTTCAATTCCGCCGACAACAGCGCCGCCATGTTGATCTATTACAGTTATACGATCGCGTCAGGCAACAAGATTAGCCTTGCCAATCAGCTCACCGGGCCGCTGCCGATGTTCGAGGTATCGCTGAAGGAAACCTTCAACTATTTCGGCACGGCCAAGGATCTGGTGGTGAAGCTCAATGCCTGCGTGGCGCCGAAGCTGTCTCTGCCGTTTTCCAATCAGAAATTCACCGTCGCCGAGTTCGATTTTCAGGCGATTGCCGATGCGTCGAACAATATCGGCACGATCAGCCTGAGCGAGTAAGACGGCCGCCCGATGTTACGATTCGGCAAAAAGGCCCTTCGCTGCGTCAAAGACGGGCTTTGGCAGCATGCGTAACTCATCCGCCACATAAGGCAAATTTTGCATATATTGCACAACAAGTCGGGCCACGGCACGTGCCTGTGCGGCGTCGTTGCGTCGCTTTGCCGGTTCGCGGTCCCTTCGTTTCGACAGCCATAGCTTGTGTGCCGCCCATGCGCGAGGATCGGTCGTCACCAGGCGGCATGGCTCACCTCGTTCGTCGATGACAACAGCTTCGAATGAAGGGGCGCTTTCTTGCCAGGCCAGGCCTTCGATTTCGGCCGCCGTGAGATCGTCCTCGTCAACGCCAATGCGCTCCTTTTCTTTCGTCCAAGGCGGGTTGCGTAGCGGTTTGATGAGGTCGACAAAGTAGCCCTCCCGGTTCGCAGCCTGGAAGCGTTGCGATGAACGGCGGAAACTAGAATCGACTTTTTGCAGCAGGCGGAGCAGCGAGGGCTGGCTGACATCTTTGGTCGCCACGAAGCTTAATCGTTGGCGGGCGTCGAACAGCAAATCGATATCTTCCGTTGCGGTCAGTCCGGGGTCGATGCGAACGCCGGCAACCGCCTCGTAGGCGTAGATTGCGTTTGTGCCGAGAACCCTGATTCCCGATCCCAGCAAACCGGCTTCATCGATCGCTCGCAGGATCTTCGCCCCGGCGAGCGGCACACGACCGAGACCTAGCGCGCGATTTACTGCGGCTTGCCGGGCCATGACCGTTTTCAGGTCCTTCAAACGTTGCCGCGCATCCAGCCGGCCGCGATCGTATGCGAGCTTTATCGCCTCGGTTTCCTTCGATTTATGCCCCAGCGACGTCTGGCGGCGGATGCCGGATTTGCCGTAGTAGCTGCGGACCAGGTAATCGCGTCCGTGGATGTTTTTCCAACCCATGGAGCCGCGGTGGTCATCATTTCGTTGAACAGCCTCGCGAAAAGCGGCGTAGCGCTGCTGCGTGTTGATCGCCTCGCGCCGCTGATCGCCGTTAAGCTCTTGAAAAACAACGTTTTCCACAACTTTGTCCGTTAAGCCTTCTAAGTGTGGAAAATAGCATTTAATTATTAAAAATCAATATGTTCCACAGTTAAGTATAAAATCGGCAAAGACTGTGGAAACCGGCATTCGAGTGCAGCTCAAGGGAGGCTGAAAATTGAGCCTGGACATCGACCAAACCGTTGATCTTTCGGCAGCGCGCCTAGTCCGGCTCGCCGGCCGCGACTTCTATATAGCGCCGCTGTCGCTACGGCAGATTCTGGCCATTGCCGATCACGTGCCGAAGCTCTCCGGCATCACGGCGGAGACTATGAGCGGTGAGCGGCTCACGCCGCTCGCCGAGGTGCTCTGGCAGGGCCTGCGCCGCGCGCACCCCAAACTCACACGCGACGAGTTCCTCGATTTGCCGATCCCGCTCGGCGAACTGGTCGCCGCGCTGCCGGTGGTGATCGAGCAAGCCGGGGGCAAAAGGATCGAGGCTGTCGCGGGGGAAATCTAGGCGACGAGCGTTTTGAGACGGCCGCGTGGGGCGCGCTCGTCGCCGACCTGGTTCTCGACCTGAATTGGACGCGCGACCAGGTGCTCGATCAGGTCGATCTGCCGTTTCTCGAAGAGCTGCGCCGGGCGTGGAGCGAGTGCCCACCGTCGCGCCGGCTGTTGGCCGCCTCCCTCGGATTTAAGCCGAAGCCGCGGCCATCGAACGATTATCGCGAACTGCTCGCTATGTTCCCGGGTGGCGCCCTCAAGTAAAGATCGGAGCGTTCCAGCATGGCCAACGACAATCAGGTCGAGATCCGGTTTGGTGCAGATACCGGTGATTTTTTCGCCGGGATCGCCCGCGTCAACCAGGCGCTGACCGACCTCGCGGCGCCGATCAAGGTCCTGCGTCAGACGCTTGCCGAGCAAAAAGTCCTACTCAACGCCGAGGTCAGTCAATTTCAGATTACACAGAACCAGAAGTTTGCGCTGCTCGAGGCGGAAGCGCGGAAAGAATACGAAGCCGAACTGGCGATTCTCAATCAAAAACTCGCATTGGGTAGCTTGGACTTGGCGCAACAGGCAAAAATTCTGGATAAAAAAGCAGAGCTGGAGATCAAGTACAACACCGACATGCTCCGCCTCGACGAGCAGGCGATCGCGGCGCAGCAGCGCATGTGGACCTCCGCGTTCGGCTCGATCGAGACGGCGTTCAATTCACAATTGCGCGGCCTTCTCGCCGGTACCACGACCTGGTCGCAGGCGTTCGAGAAGATCCTCGGCGACCTGATCATTAAGTTCATCGAGATGTGTGAAACCATGGTGGTAAAGTGGGCCGCGGCGCAGCTGGCACAGACTACGGCGGCGACCACCGGTGCGGCAGCGCGCGCGACGGCCGAGCAGGGGGCTGCCAACGCCGGCGTCCTCGCCAACGCTGCGACCGCCATCAGGGCAATCATGACCGATGCCGGCCAGGCGTTCGCCGGCGTGTTTGCCTTTCTGGCGCCCACCATGGGGCCGGCGGCGGCGGGGCCAGCCGCGGCCGCGCAGGCCTCGGTGTCGGCGGCGGCCATCTTCGATGTCGGCACCGATTACGTCGTGCGCGGTGGGCTTGCTTTGATCCATCCCGGCGAGACCATCATTCCCGCCGCGCGCGGCTCCGGCCCGTTCTCGGGCTCCGGTCTTGGCGCGCAGGTGCATGCGCCGGTGAGCATTAACGTGGCGGCGCTCGACGCGCAGAGCGTCAAGCGGTTCTTCACCGACAATTCGAGCCACATGCTGCGGGCGATCAACGACGCGGTGAAACGCGGCGCGCATCTGGGGCTGCGCGGGGCGCGATCCTGACTGCACCCGATCGCTCGCTCGTCCGGTGAGAGCAGCAAGTCATGTCTTACATTCTCGGCGTCAATCTGTTGCCGTCGACGGGTGAGTTCACTTACGACACCATTCCGTATCTGGGCCAGCGCGTCACCGAGTCCACGCTGACCTCGATCAATCGCTACGCCAATGGCGGCCCGAATGCGGGTACGGGGACCGTCACGGATTACTCGATCGCGATCGATAATCTGCAGGCACAATTTCCTGGCTGCACCACGGTATCGCTTGTCGTTTCGTGGTTCGGTAATTCGACCGACGTCACCGCCTGCCGGGTCTATCCGTCAACCACCTACATCAACGGCGGTTTTCGGCAGGCGTCGGGGGCGTCCGATGTCTGGCGCTGCTCGGGGCTGACGCAGTCGTCTTCAGGTCTCATTCCCATCCCGCAGAGTGGCGGCGCTTTCATCTACGGCGGCACGCCGTCGGATCAGTCTTTGGTGCGCTGTATCGGCGACCTGAAATCGCGCGGTCTGCGCGTGGTGTTCTACCCGTTCGTGCTGATGACGGCGACCGGCGAGCCGTGGCGCGGGCGCATCACTTACAACGGAACAGATGCTTCCAGCGCCGCTACCGCGGCGATTAACAACTTCCTCGGTCCCGCCGCGACTTCGCAGTTCACGCGCGATACCATCAATCTGACCGTGGCGTATGCGGGCTCGGCCACCGACTATACCTACCGCCGCATGATTCTGCACTACGCCAATCTGTGCGTGATCGCCGGCGGCGTCGACCTTTTCCTGCTCGGCTCGGAGTTTCGCGGGCTGGAAATCATTCGCGGGCCGGCCTGGACCAAGGCGGGCGCCACCGGCAGCGACGGCAAGGTGACGTGGGACTATCCGTTCGTCGCTGGCCTCATTCAGCTCGCCGACGACGTGCGCAGCGTGTTCGACAGCGCGGGCCTCACCAGGGACACGGCGAACCTGCACAATCTGATTGCTTATTCGGCCGACTGGTCGGTGTGGATGGGCTATCAGCACCCGGGCGAGAACGGACAATGGCCGCATCTCGACCAGCTTCACGGCCATGACAATATCGACATTGTCTCTTTCGATGATTACCTGCCGCTATCGGATTGGACGACCGCCGACGGCGGCCTCGATGCGCAGAACTGGCTCATGCCGGCGCCAAGCGGGGTATGGCCGCCGCCGACGGCAACCTTAAGTGGGCTCGGCCTGACCGGACAGCCGTCGATCTACAGCATCGCTTATTTGAAAGCCAACATCGAAGGCGGTGAAAAATACAACTGGTTCTACAACGACAGTGGTAATCTCGGCATCGGGCTCGATCCGAATGGCACCGACTTGTACGTCTCGCTGCCGGAGGGAGATCGGCTCACCCAGGCGCGTAATCCCTATTTTCCGAATCAGCAGTTGTTGGCGAACAAACAGCTTCGCTGGTGGTGGAACAACACGCACCAGGCGATCTATGACGACGGCGATGGCACCGGCTGGTCGCCGCACGGCCCATATACCGGATGGGTGGCGCAGTCGAAATCGATCGCATTTGCCGAATATGGTTTCCCAGCGTGCGACCGCGGGACCAATCAGCCCAATGTGTTCTACAGTGCGGCGTCGGTCGAAAGCGCGACGCCGTTCTGGTCGATCTGGGATCCGAGCGAGAGTGCCGCAGGTCGGTATTGGCCGCGCCGCGACGACACGCTGCAGCTTTTGGCGCTCCAGGCTGTTTACGAATACTGGGTGACCGACGGGCACAACGAAACGTCGGCGGCCGGCGTGCCGATGATCCAGACCGCGTTCATGTCGGTATGGAATTGGGACGCGCGGCCGTTTCCGATATTTCCGCAACTGAGCGGAGTGTGGGGCGATGCCGGCGACTGGCCGGCCGGCAATTGGGTCGGCGGCAAGGGACCGTTCCTGGCGCCGCTCGTGCCAAGCGACCCGCCGGCGGCGGGATCGTATGTGACGTTTCCGGCGCTGCCGATACTCGGTTGGTCGGTAAAGCTCGCGCCGAAGTTTGCGACCGGCACAGCGTTGCATGCGTCAGGCCGGGAACTGCGCGCTGCAAGATACGTAAGCCCGCTATGGGCGATCGAGCTGAATTACGATCTGTTGCGCATGGCCGCGCCTGACGACGAGCTGCAAACGATCCTGGGCTTTTTCGAACAGTGCCAAGGTGAAAACGCGTCGTTTTATTTCGAGCCGCCGGCGCTGTCGCCAGCATCCGCGCAAACGCTCGGCACCGGCGACGGCACGATCACGACGTTCTCTTTCACTGTGATGTTGGGCGGCGGGGCGATCGCGCCGGCCAACATCGGCACGCCGCCGAATATCTATCTCGACGGCGTGCTGCAATCCGGTGGCTACACGGTCGCGGCGAACCCGCTGGCGCCGACCGTGACTTTCGCCACCGCGCCGGCATCGGGTGTTGCCGTGAGCGCGGACTTTCACTGGTACTTTCTGTGCCGCTTCGACGATGACAGCGCCGACGTCGAGGAGTTCCTGGCGCAGCATTACGCGCTGCAGTCGCTGCGGCTCCGGACAGTTCGATGGTGATGAAGTCTCTCCTCGCTGGAGAGGCGAGGAGAACGCCGTATGACCACCCCGCCGTCGCTGCCGAGTCTCGCCGGATTGTCGTGGTCGCGGCACAAGAAGCCGGGCTTTTCTACGCGTGTCGCCTCGCACGTCTCCGGCCGCGAAGTGCGCGTCGCCTTGATGAGTTATCCGCTGTACGAGTTCGAGGCTGTCTATAACGGGCTCGCCTCGTCGGCGACGCCAAGTTTCACCGGACTCGGCGCTGCGAGCCTGCAAAGCCTGATGGGCTTTTTTCTGCAGCTGCAGGGCCAGTTCGGAACCTTCCTCTACACGGATCCTGACGACACCACCGTCACCGGGCAGGCCTTCGCAACCGGCAATGGCACGACGACGGCGTTCACGATCGAGCGCTCGCTGGGTGGATTCCTAGAACCGGTCGGTTGGGTGACGACGTTGTCGAAGGTCTATTTGAACGGCGCGCCGCAGGCGAGCGGCTACACGCTGACCGCGCCGAACATACTGACCTTCACGTCGGCGCCGGGCTCCGGCGTCATCGTCTCGGCCGACTTTGCGTATGCGTTCAACTGCCGGTTCCTCGACGACCAGATGGACTTCGAGGAATTCATGTCGAACCTCTGGAAGCTCGACAGCATGAAATTCCGCAGCGTGAAGCCATGAAGCCGGCGTCTACAGCTCTCATCACCTATCTCAACGACGCGCGCGCCGATCCGGATGTGCCGCTGTTGATGACGGACACATTTACGTTCACGCTCGCATCCGGCCTGGTTCTCTGTTACACCAACGCCGACGTGACGTTCACGTACAGCGGCAACACGTATCTGGGCAATTCCATCCTGGTCGATGGCCTCAAATACAAGGCCGCGATCGGACTCGAAGTCGACCAGCAGCAGATCACGATTGCGGCGCGGGCAACCGATACCATCACCGCCGGTGCGCCGTTCCTGCAAGCGCTGCGCGACGGCGCGTTCGATTTTTGCCAGATCCTGCGGCAGCGCGTTTTCTTCTCCGACAAGATCGGCGGCACGGCGATCGGCGCGGTCACCCTGTTCAAAGGCCGGCTCGGCGTCATCGACGAAGTCGGGCGGACCAGCGCCAAACTCAATACCAACTCGGACCTGGTGCTGCTCGACATCGACATGCCGCGCAACGTCTATCAGCCGACGTGCCTGCACACGCTCTACGACTCCGGCTGTACGCTGATCAAAAATGCCTTCGGCACCAGCGGTACAGCCGGCGCCGGATCGACCGCCTCGACGATCAATTGGTCGGGAGCATCGCTGAATTTCCAGCAAGGTTCGATCACGTTCACGGCCGGCGTCAACGCCGGGGTGACGGCGACGGTGGGCTCGGCTGTCGCCGGCACGTCGCTCACGCTGCTCTATCCGCTCGAAAGCGTGCCGGCGGTGGGCGATGGCTTCACCGTTTATTTCGGCTGCGATCACACGCCTGGCACCTGCCAAAGCAAGTTCAACAATCTGGCGAATTTCCGCGGCTTCCCCTACGTGCCGCCGCCGCAGATGGCGATCTGAGGGGAAGACAATGGGGGAGCCGGTGGCGAGCATCTTCGACGAGGCAAGCCAGCGCGCGGCCGTGGTCGCCGAAGCGCGCAAGTGGATCGGCACGCCGTACCACAATTGCGCGGACGTGCGCGGCGCCGGCGTCGATTGCGGCATGCTGATCGTCCGGGTGTTCGTCGACACCGGGCTGTGTGAGGCGTTCGATCCTCGGCCTTACCCCTTCGACTGGCATCTGCACCGCAGTGAGGAACGCTATCTCGGCTTCGTCTTCGACCGCACCGCGGAAGTGACCGGGCCGCGGCCCGGCGACGTTGTCGTGTTCCGCGTCGGCCGCTGCTACGCGCACGGCGGCATCGTGACCGCCGCCACACCGCTGACGATTGTGCACGCATACTTTCCCGCCCGGCGCGTGATCGAAGACGTTGTCGGCCGCGACAGCGCACTGTCAGAGCCGGCGCGGCAGCCCCGCTTCTTCAGCCTTTGGGCCAGAAAGCCATGAGCGGCGCTCTTAAATCTCTGTTCGGCGGCAATCAGACGACCACAACGCCGGATTATACCGGTCTGCAAATCCAGACCGCGGTCAACACGCTGCCGATCCCGATCGTTTGGGGGATGTCGAAGCTCGCGGCCAATATCATCTGGTACAACGACTTCAGCACGAACTACGGCAGCAGCGGCGGCAAGGGCTCGCTGTTCAGCAGCGGATCGAGCGAAACCACCTATGCGGCCTCGGTCATCCTCGCCCTGTGTGAGGGCCCGATTACCGATATCAGCAGCATCTACAAAGGCCAGTCGATCTACTCGCTCGCGGGCCTGGGCCTCTCGCTGTTCACCGGCACGGACCCGCAAAGCCCGTGGAGCTACGTCACTACCAATTATCCGTCGCAGGCGCTCGGCTACGAGGCCACCTGCTATGTGGCAGCGGCGAACTATGCGCTCGGCGACAATGCCACGCTCGACAACCACAATTTCGAAATCCAGGGGCTGCGATACGGCAGCGGCTATGGGCAGACGACGGCCGCAACTTATATTGCCGACGTCTACTCCAACATCGCCACCGGCTTCTACAACGGGGTCGCGCCGACGACCGCCTATTTCGATGCCGACCCGGCGCTCTGCGTCAGCGACTTTCTGACCAACGCGCAGTACGGCGTCGGCTTACCTGGCGGCTCGATCGACGCCACCGCGCTCTACACGCAAGGCGGCGGCAACGACGCGTCCTATCAGACTT